GACTGGCCATACTAGGATTGGTTTGGCTACAACAGCCATAAACACTTCATCCAACTGGCGTACCCGCAAAACTGCTACCAACACCTTTGTCACGTATAGGATTGGGTGATGGCAGCACAGGTCCTCGACGTAATTGAACAGCTGGCGGAGTTCTCTTCCGACCCAGTCGCCTTCGTCTACTTCGCCTTTCCTTGGGGCGAAGAGGGGACAGAGCTACGCGAACAGGCCCCGCAGGATTGGCAAGTTGCGGTCCTCTCCGACCTCCGCGCTGGCCTTATCGACATAACCCAAGCTATCCAGATCGCTCGCACCTCCGGCCACGGCATTGGCAAGTCCGCACTGGTTGCATGGATCATCCTATGGGCAATCTCCACCTATGAGGATTGCAAGGGCGTAGTCACCGCCAACACCGAGAACCAGCTCAAGACCAAGACCTGGGCCGAAGTGGCCAAATGGCACCGCCTCTTCATCGGCCGCGAATACTTTCACATGACTGCTACCGCCCTCTTCGCTCGTGACCCGTTGCATGAACGCACCTGGCGGATTGACATGGTGGCCTGGAGCGAACGCAACACTGAAGCCTTCGCTGGCCTGCACAACCAAGGCAAGCGCATCCTCGTCGTGTTTGATGAAGGCTCGGCCATTCCTGATGTTATATGGGAAGTGACCGAGGGCGCGCTTACCGACCGCGACACCCAGATCATCTGGATGGCCTTTGGCAATCCGACCCGGAACAAGGGCAGGTTCCGTGATTGCTTCGCTGGTGGCCGTTTCGCCCATCGCTGGGCCAGTGCCGCAGTTGACAGCCGCGAAGTACCGATAAGCAACAAGTCGCAGCTGGATAGGTGGATCAGTGACTATGGCGAAGACAGTGACTTTGTTCGCGTTCGTGTGCGCGGGATATTTCCTCGGATCGACGCGGAAAGCTTCATTGCCTTTGACGTTGCAATGGGCGCTGTTGAACGGGAAGTCATTGCGCAGGGTGGTGCCGTGGTCCTCGGCGTGGACGTTGGACGGTTCGGTGACGACCCCAGTTGCATTTACCCTCGTTGCGGACGAGACGGGCTGAGCCGGCCGATCGAGATTTATTACGGTGACGACACCATGACACTGGCCGGCAAAGTGGCTGCAGCGTTCCTGCGCCACGGTGCTACGATCTGCATGGTGGACGAAGGGGGTGTCGGAGGTGGCGTGGTGGACCGCCTCCGGCAGCTTCGCATCCCGGTCATAGGCGTGGACTTTGGCTCCAAGCCTGATGGCTTCGCGCTGGACGGAACGAAGTACGCGAATAAGCGGGCCGAGATTTGGGGCTCGATGAAGGACTGGCTAATCCACGGCTCAATTCCCAACATCGTAACAGGGGAAAATGTGGTGCTCACGGATGAGCTTACTGCGCCGACCTACACGCTCACGTCGAAAGAGGCGATCCAGCTGGAGAGCAAGAAGGAGATGAGGGCCAGGGGAGTGCCCTCACCTAACGTCGCAGATGCTTTAGCTTGCACCTTCGCCTTTCCCAGCTTCGAGTACCAAAAGGTTCCTGGCATGGTGGAAATAGAAAAGCCGTTCCAGGCCCCTGACTACGACCCCTTCGAGCGCAGCAACATTTATCCGGAGTACTCCCAATGAGTTTTATGCCAAAGATTATGGGAGGGGGACTGGTTCACCAGTTCGGCGGCGGGGATAAGCCGAAGTCACAGGCCAGGCCCTCGGCGCTCATAAGCCAAACTGCCACAGCCCCAACCAAAAGCCTCATTGGCCAAGTAAGGAATTAATCGTGGGCTTCCTCTTCCCCTCTGTTCCCAAACCCCTAGCGCCTGCTAACCCGGGGGTTAACCCAAAGAGCACCAGCAGCGATCCTTCTAGCGGCTCTCTCATCAGCCCCATGTCCGCTTCGCCTTCTGGCCTGAAGCGTAAAGACACGCTGAACAAATCTTCCCTGATCGGCGGTGGCTAATGAAGATCGACCTCGAAGAGTACAAGCGGCTTAACCAAGTTCTGTCGGAACTCCTTTCCGACCGCCAGCCCTTCTGGTCCTTGTGGCGCGAGCTGGCTGACTACTACCTGCCTAAGCGCTACGTCTGGCTGCAGAGTGCGAAGGAACAGCGGGTCCGCAACGCGAAGAACCCCTACATCTTGGACTCGACTGGGACGATGGCGGCGAGGACGCTCGCGTCCGGCATGATGAACGGGATCACCAGCCCCTCTCGCCCCTGGTTCCGCCTCCGCGTGCCGGGCGCTGATGATGAAGGCGGGCCGGTAAGCCGCTGGAGTGATGAAGTTTCCCGCCGCATGATGATCGTGATGAGCGAAAGCAACTTCTACAACTCCATGGCCGTGCTCTACCTTGACCTTGTGGTCTTTGGCTCAGCCGCTAACTTAATCTACGAGGACGACGATGACATTATCCGGTGTTACAACCCTGCTTTGGGTGAGTTTTATCTTGGTCAATCCCATCGCCTGGCTGTTGATACCTTTGCCCGTGAGTTCACGCAGACGGTTAAACAACTCTGTACGCGATTTGGAGAAGAAAACCTATCTGAAACGTCCAAGTCCAAGTATAAGCGAGGAGGAGCAGAAGCCCTCCACTCCATCGACGTAACCCATTTGATTGAGCCGAACCTGGGCAAGAGTTCGGTGCCGGAGAAATTTGCGTATCGAGAAACGTACTGGGAAACTGGGGCACCGGCCGGCGAGGTGCTTGCCCAACGCGGTTTCAATGAGCTGCCAGGCGTGTTCCCGCGCTGGGAACTCACGGCCAACGACAGCTACGGCACCAGCCCGGCCATGGACGCACTGCCCGACGTGATCCAGTTGCAGCTGGAGACAAAGCGCAAGGCCCAGGGGCTGGACAAAATGATTAACCCGCCCATCGTGGCGGACATACAGCTGCAGCACCGGCCCACCGCTCTCATGCCCAATGGCATTACCTACGTCGCTGGTGCGAACAACGTCGGGGCCAAGCCGCTATACCAAATCTCCGCCCCCATCCAGGACATGACTGCGGACATACGCGATGTGCAGGTGCGGATACGCGAGGCCTTCCACAACGACCTGTTCAATATGATTTCGCAGCTGGACACGGTGCGAAGCGCCACTGAAATTGATGCGCGGCGCGAAGAGAAGCTCGTGCTATTAGGCTCCGTGTTGGAAAGGTTTGAGAATGAAGCACTCGATCCGGCAATTAATCGTATTTTTAGCATTATGCAACGGGCAGACCTCCTGCCCGACGCACCCCCGGCGATCCAGAATGCTGAAATTCAAATCCAATATGTGTCAATCCTGTCCACTGCACAAAGGGCTTTAGGCGTAGCGCCGATGGAGCGGTGGCTGCAGATCATTGGCGGTATTGCACCGATTTACCCTGATGCGCTGTTGGCTGTGAAGTGGGATGACTTGCTGCGGAATTATGGGCAGGCTGTCGGCGTCGAGGCTCGCAACATCAACACGATTGAAGAGATCGACGCGCTTCGTGCTGCGAAGCAACAGGCCGAGGAAGCCGCGAAGATGGCTGAAATGGCACCGCAGCTGGCACAGGGCGCGGAAGCACTTAGCAACACTGATGTGGGTGGAGGCGCTAATGCGCTGCAAGCTCTTATGGCGCAAGGCTGAGGGATATTGACGCCCAAGGTGGCATGTGTTAAAAGGGACGTAGTTAGTGGAAACCGAGAAACTTAAGCGGCGGTGGGAAAAGCAAGATGAGCTGGAAATTGATGCAGCCGTATCCGCCCTCTTTGAGCACACCCACGGGCGCAGGTTGCTCTGGTGGCTCCTGGATATCGGGTGTATTGGTCACCAGCCTTTTACACAGAACTCGCTATCTACCGCATTTAATTGTGGGCAACTTAATGTTGGCCAGCGTATTTTGGATCGTATGTTGAGCGTTAGCCCGGATGGCTACGTCAACCTTTTGAAGGAAAAGCAAAATGAGCGAAACGAACGAGACGACGAACTTGGGGCCGCCAGTGACCGAGACCGTGGTCGTACCCCCGGTAGTGGAGACGACGACAGAGACGACTGAAGGCGAAGCGCCGAAGTCCCTGATCGAGGGTGAGGCTGAGCCTGAGGTCGCCCCGTTTGTACCGCTTACGGAGGCAGATATTGTCCTCCCCGAAGGATTTACTGCGGAACCGGAACTCATGACAGAGTTCCTTTCCGTCGTGAACGACCAGGAACTTAGCGCAAAAGACCGCGCCCAGGGCCTGCTCGATCTGCAAACTAAACTCATGACGAAGGCCTCGGAGGCGAGTAGCGCAGCGTGGGATAAAATGCAGGATGAATGGCAAGCGGCTGTGAAGGCTGACCCTACCATCGGTGGGGAAAAGTTCACGGCGTCGATTGCCCAAGTAAACAAGCTCGTTGCCGAGTACGGTAATAACGAGGTTGTTGATGCCTTTGCGCTGACCGGGGCTGGCAACAACCCCGCGATCGTGAAGTTTTTGCATACCCTAGCCGGCAAACTGACCGAGGGTGGTTATACCCAGGGCCAGCCCGCCGGTGCTCCTGCCAACGCAGCATCGCTGCTCTACCCCTCTATGAAAGGTTAATCAATGGCTACTCTCGCTGATACGCATCCTACCCTCCTGGACCTTGCCAAGCGCACGGACCCGGACGGCCGGATTGCCTCCATCGTTGAAATCCTGAACCAGACTAACGAAGTCCTCATGGACATGACCTGGCAGGAAGGCAACCTCGTCACTGGCCACCGGACCACGATCCGCACTGGCCTGCCTACCCCGACCTGGCGCAAGATGTATGGTGGCGTTCAGCCCACCAAGTCGCGCACCGCACAGGTCACTGACAACACCGGCATGCTCGAAGCGTATGCTGAAGTTGACAAGGCCCTGGCCGATCTCAACGGCAACACCGCTGAGTTCCGTCTGTCGGAAGATCGTCCGCATATCGAGGGCATGAGCCAGGAACTGGCCCAGACCCTGTTCTACGGAAACGAAGGCAGTGAGCCTGAGGCCTTTACCGGCCTTACCCCTCGCTTCAACCTGACCACTGCATCCAACGGCGAGAACATCATTCTCGGCGGCGGTAGCGGCACGGACAACGCGAGCATCTGGCTGTGCGTGTGGGGTCCGTCCACAGGCTTCGGCATCGTTCCCAAGGGTTCGACCGCTGGCCTGCAGATGGAAGATAAGGGCCAGGTCACGATCGAGAATGTGGATGGTGCTGGCGGGCGTATGGAAGCATACCGGAGTCATTACCGGCATGACGCTGGCCTCACCATCCGCGACTGGCGCTACTTCGTTCGCATCGCCAATATCGACCGGAGCGAACTGCTCGCAACGGCCGCGACTGGCGCGCACCTGCCCAACCTGATGTTCCAGGCCATCGACCGCATCCCCTCGCTGAACAGCGGCCGGGCGGCGTTCTACATGGACCGGGGCATCTTGACCAAGCTGCGTCAGCAGTCGGCCTACCTCGTCAAGGACTCGACCTTGACCGTAGACCAGCTGGGTGGTATTCTCACCACTGCGTTCCACGGCATCCCTATCCGCCGTTCGGACGTGCTCAGCTCTGACGAAGCACTGGTAGTCTGATATGGCTCTACCCACTTTGGGTACGACCATACCAACCCCTGATTGAAGGAACTTTAAGATGATTATGGACGAACGAAATGAGTTTGCGGATGCCACTTCGGTTGCGGCAGCTGCGGGTACTGCCCTTATCGGTGATGTGATCGACCTGGGCACTGTTGCTCGGGACATTGGCAATGGCCAGCCGATGTACCTCGTGATCACCACTGATACGGAGATCATCACTGGCGGCTCGGCCGGTACGTTGCAGTTTATCCTGGCTTCCGACGCGCAGGCGGCGATTGCTACGGATGGCACTGCTACGGTTCATTGGGCGAGCCAGGCTTTTGTCACGGACGACGCAGCTGTGAACGCTGTCCAGTTCAACGCGGGTGGTGTTATCGCCTGCATTGCGCTGCCGCTGCAGGGCCCAGTCTACGAGCGCTTCCTCGGCATCCTCGCCGTGACCGCCACGACCACAACGACAGCTGGTAAGATCAATGCGTTTCTTACCCCCGACCCGATCGGTTGGAAAGCCTATGCCGAGGGAGCTAACTAATGCGCATTAATCTCCGGCGCAGCTGGTTCGCACCGGACGGTAATCTTTACGAGCCGTCCGGCAACCCCCACACCTTCCCTGATGACTGGGAAGAGAAACTGCCGTCTACGGCGAAGGAAGCGGAGGATGAATACGTTCCTCCCAAACCGAAGCCTGAAGCGAAGATTAAGCTGTAAGGGGATCGTCCGGTGATAAGTAGTGAAGTCACGATCTACAATCTTGCCCTGAACGCCATCGGCGCTAGGAGCAATGTGGGATCACCGGACGAAGCCTCACGCGAGGCAGAGGTGTGCAGGCTCTGGTATTCTCCCGTAAGGGACCAGGTGCTTGCCGCCTCTGTTTGGCCAGAAGCGACCAAGCTCGCCTATCTAGCGTTGCTAGACGAGAGGGATCAGGATGAGGAATGGGTGGTTACTAACCCGAGGCCCGATTACCAGTTCGCCTATGCCGTCCCTACCGATCTCCTCCATCCCCAGTACCTCAGCACCTACCAGCGGTTCCTAATCACCGCCTACCCCGACAACCGCAAGGCGCTGGTCACAAACGTCGAGACCCCCATCCTCATCTACACTTCGCGCATGGACACAGTGGCCCTATGGAGTGCCTCGCTGCAGATGGCAATAGTCTACGGCCTAGCCTCTCACATCGCGATGCCCTTGAGCGGAAAAAATACTCGGGCCAAGATGCTGGCTGAGAAGGCCAACGAACTTATTTGGTCAGCGCGGGAACGTGCGGCTAACACCTCTAACGAGCAAATGGAGGCGATCCCGGACTGGATAGCTGGGCGTGGGTACGCTGGTGCAACTGCCGGCACCCGCTATGTCTATCCCTACGGCGATGCATTCGGGAGCAATTCTGTTGCCTAATGATCTGATGAAATACGGGTTCGTTGCGGGGGAACTCAGTCCGACGTTTTTCGGCCGCACCGACCTGACCAAGTACGATATGGCGATGGCCGAGGCGTACAATTATTTTGTAGATTACAGGGGCGGGCTTAGCTCGCGTCCTGGCTTCGAGTTCGTGGACTATCTACCTGACTATATCCAGGGGCTTAGGACGCTGGAACTCATCGAGCCGCCCCGTCTCTTCACCTTTATCTTCGACCCTGACGTAGACTACAGTTACGTTGGGATTATCTCCCCTATCAACGTGGTGGACACCTCGACCTTTTCCCATAGTATCATCCAGTTCGTGCAGAACGGGGAAATGGTGACAGAGCCAACTGTGGAAGTAAACTCAATTACGCTGGCCAACCCAGCCATGATTACCGCCACTGCCCACGGCTTCACTACAGGTGACTGGGTGCATTTCTCTCACCCGCATCCGAAGAATTTGGAGTGGCGGCGAAGGACTGTGATCGCTGAAGTCCTCGATGCTAATACCTTTAACGCCCGCTCCATTACCGATGATACGTTAGTCAGTAGTGTTGGCTTTGACGCCTACACCTCTGGCTTAACCGTTGGCCGCGTTCTTTCGCTTGAGTGCGATTATCAGCCAGAGCATTATAAATCTCTCTGTATTAAGCAGTACCATGACATTACCCGTATCACTCACCCGAGCTACCCTATTACAAACCTTGTCCGCAGCAATGATACCGGAACGGAGGACCAGGACGGGAACTTCTGGCGGATCGAGGCAGAGGTCATTGGTTCTGACGCCGTAGGCCCAACCATTACTTCGCACAACTCCAGCCCTGTGCCTGAAGACGGCCGCTTGGCTGACGTAGTTTGGGCGGTGTCTTCTGTCTATGAGGATGGAAGCGAAACCGCTCGCGGCCCCCTCTACGGTATGTACGGAGTAGTTAACTACCCGGCCACCGAGGGCAGCGTTACCATTAACTGGACCGCTGATCCCCTTGCTATAAACTACAACATCTATCGCTCAATCGTCACGGTTGAACAGGGGCTGGATAATGGGAAGGAGCTGGGCTTTGTTGGGCAGACAAAGGGGACTCAATTCGTAGACCCTAACATCATTGCTGACTTCACCCGCACCCCACCAGAGCGGCGCAACCCCTTCGCTGTCCAGCCTGTTTATCAGATTAAGATGACAAACGCTGGGAGCGGGTACGATGTGTTTAGCACGATTGTTATCGTCTCCGGCGGCACCGGGTTTACTGGCGAGGCTGTTGTTAATCCGCCCTATGGCGCTTACGTTGGTCCAGTAATAAACGTACGGATTACTAACGCCGGGCACGATTTTGCTATCGGCGATGACCAGGCTGGGCTTGTCACCATTACTGGAACCGGCTCAGGTGCTACTGCAACTGTCACGGTGCAGGCCAGCCTTGGCACCTATCCAAGCCAGTCTGTTATCTTCCAGCAACGTCAAATTTACGCCTCCTCTTATGACAAGCCCACCACGATCTGGGGAAGCCAGGTTAAACAGTTCAGTAACTTCGACGTTACTCCTAACCTTATCGATAGCGACAGCTACGAGTTCACGCTAGACACTCCATCCTTCGCAGCCATCCGGCACCTTGTTCCTACCCAAGGGGGGCTACTGGTCTTAACCCAAGAGAACATCTGGGTGCTGAATGGGGGTAGTGCAACTGACCCGATCACCCCGACCAACGCAGTTGCGGTGCCCCAAACCACAGACGGGTCGAGCCTAGTCCCGCCGATTAAGATAGGCCCGGATCTCCTCTACGTTGAGGGGCGCGGCCACGCAGTACGGATGCTGGCGTACAATGAAATCCAGCGGGTCTATGCTGGGGATGATCGCAGCATCTTGTCCAATCACCTTTTCGGGCTTGGCAAAAACATAACCTCCTGGGCGTATCAAGAGGAGCCGTTTAAACTGGTTTGGTCTACACGAAGCGACGGGGCGCTGTTGGCTTTCACTGTGGTTAAAGCGGAAGACATTTACGCCTGGACTCCCTGCGGTACACGCGGGCAGTTTCTATCCGTCGCCAATATGCGCGAGAACAATTCCCTCACCGGCGATGTGCAGATCGTGAACGATAGAGTTTACGTGGTGACGCAGCGGTATCTCCAGGGCCGGTGGCGGCGGATGATTGAGCGGATGGCTCTACGCAACTTTGTTAACGTGGAAGATGCGTTCTGTGTGGATGCGGGCTGGACTTTGCCGATCAATGCAATGAGCGGAAATCTTAACATCTGGCTTGAGGATGGGGTGTGGTATGCTGAAACAGACACTGGTGATCTTACCGGCATGACAGATACTATTGCTGAATACGCCGATGTGCCTGTTCTTGATTTGTAAGAGGTAGCCACTATGACCTTTCCATCCCGCTTGGCGACTGAAGGACTCTGTATTGATATAGAGTTCACCAGCGCCGGCACATTCCCTAATATCACAAATGAGTATGGTTTGCTTGCATACCCTCGCACCGGCTTCAACGTAGTTGGTGATGGTACCCCTGACATTTTAGGTATTCAAGGTGGACTTTCTGGGGACGTAGCAGTTTATGGTTTTAGGGGCGCTGACTATACCTACTACAGCCTTAATTATCTAGGAGGGGATGAAAACCTGCAGGGTTCCGGCATTTACGATAGAGACATGTTTGTTTCTGGCGCAGATGTATATGCTGATGGCATAACACTAACTTACGCCATTGTTGGTTATTTGGATAATCTTGCAGGTGGAACAATTGCTACCAGCACAGAAGATGCCGTAACACTTGACGTAGATTTCCCCCTGGGCCTTAGCGTTAACGTGGGAGTTTCTTTAAATTCTACGCCAAGTCTTTCTCCTAATTCCACAACACTATCTCCAAAAGCCTTGTGTGTATTTAATCCAGCTACGGTAGCTCAAACAGAAAATCGAGTTTGGGCGGTAGAGATAAGTAACACGGCTACAACAACGCTGTATAATTATTATAAATTCCCACTAAATTACACGTTTCTTCTGCGCGGTGTTTGCGTATCCAGCGCGGATACTTGGCAGTTTAGTAATGTAACTGACGATACTGCAGTTAAATATTGTGTAATTTCCCGTGCCAGCTTGCAGACATTTGTGACCGCTGGGGGCGGTACTTGGGATTACGTCCATTACAAAGCTGAGATTGATGACCCTGTGATCCAGGCGATTTTGGACGCGAATTTTATAAATGGCAGCGGTTACGCCACCTATTCAGTTATCGGTACCGACGCTGGCTTTGTCCTGTCCTACGTTGACCCTGACACTTCGGACTTCAAAGCAATCTTGGTAAACGCAACCTGGACCACATTTAAGCGCTTACATATTACTGCTGGGGATGCCTCTACCCAAACAATGCTGGATGAGTGGACGAGTGCTATAATCAGCGACGCCACCTTCACCCGCTCTTGCATAACCACGAAAGAAGGGATCTGGTATTTCACCAATACAGATGTTCCTGATGAGGTGCCTTTCCCGGTTCTTATCTCCTCTGGCGTCGGAGTTAGTTGCGATAGCAGCGTTGGCAGTGCTGGGTCTACAGGCATCATCCTTCGCTGCGATGACGGTATCTTCCGTGTAATCTCGATGGAAGCATCGGAGACCCGCATGGTGCTGCATAGGTATGAAGCGCCTAAAAGGCTTATTCGTGAAACAGAGGAAAGCTGATGGATGACGGGGTAACAGGGAGTCGCGGCCAGCCGATCAATGTTAAGCAGTGGACGCTTGATCTCCCTCGCACAAGGATGACTGGGCTGTGGCATTTGGAGGGAGAGACAGTTTCCATCCTCGGTGATGGCAATGTGTTCCCACCGCAGGTGGTGGTAAATGGTACGGTGACGTTGCCTCAGGCCGTAACCAAGTGCCACATCGGGCTGGCTTTTACTGCGCGCGCTAAGACCCTCCCCATCACTACACAGAAGGCGGTGGTAGAGGGGAGAAGGAAGATTGTCAACGCACTGGCCCTTCGTCTTGCGCGTACCAGAGGGCTGAAGAAGGGCCGGTCACTGGATGAACTTTACGAAATGCGAGAGCGAACGGACGAAAACCCCGGCCTGCCCACTCGTATGATTAACGGCATCAAGCACGAAATCATATCAACCAACTGGGACGAAAACGGTCAAACCTATTTCGTTCAGACCGAACCACTTCCTGTAACCCTGCTAAGCGTTGTTGCGGAAGTGGAGGTAGGCGATGATCCCGATTAGTAATTTACCTGCGTTGAATTGGACCGACAACTCGCGGTATGAAATCGGCGAAGCTGGCGGAGATGCGTTGCTTGAGGCTAGCGATATGGCATGGCAGCTAGGGAACCTCTTGGTTGTAGGCCTGATTTATTCTACCCTGACCTCGCCGCCGTGGATGTGGTTCGCTCTAACCAAAGATGTTGCGTTTCGCGATCTCATTGACTTCCGTCGGATAAAGGACTACATTCCTTTAGGAACCTTAACCGCGGTTGCAGAAGATTTTACCGTCGCTCAGCGGTTTGCAAAGTTTTATGGGTTTGAAGAAACAGGGGAGCGCCAGATGTACCACGACCGCTTCTACCAGATTTATCGGAGGGTTTAATGGCGTTTCTTCCTATGGCGTTGAGCATGGCCGGCTCAATCTTCGGCGGCGTAGCTGCGCTTGGTCAAGCCAAATACCAGGCCCAGGTAGCGAAGCGTAATGCTGAGATAGCTACGCGAAATGGTGAGATGGCCGCGCAAACCGCACAGATCGAGAGTATGCGGAATGACCGGGAAATGGCGGCGCTTACAGGAACACAACTGGCGATGCAGGGGGCGAGTGGCCTTGACGTGCTGGGGGCAAGTCAAGTTGCAACCAGGGCTTTGACTAGGCGCAGCCGGGATGAGAGTGCGATTGATATTCGACGGAAGGGCGAAGCCGATACAGCATCTTATTTCAACCAGGCCGCTGGGTTTAAGGGTGAAGCTAATGCTGCAAAAAGCGCTGGCATAGCTAAGATGATCGGCGGGGTGCTTGATGCGGCTGGAACCTTGGCTGGTGGTAGTGGTAGTGGTGGAAGCCTCATCGGTGGGCCAAAATCTAAGAAGGCAATGTTCGGATGAAGGTTCCAACTCTACTCAACCCACGCACGAGTGCTCCTAACCTATCGGTTCAGGGGATTGGTAGCGCCGGCAATCCTACTGCTGGGGCCGAGATCGCACAGGGGATCGGGCGGCTGGCAGAGGGACTTCGAGTCGCTTTTGATAAAAAGAAGCAGGACCAGAAGAATTTAGATAAGTTTGAACTGCAGCAGACATTCCTTGATGAGGTTAATGTTTCTACAATTGACTTTAATACTGCAGTAGAACAAGCACCTCCTGGTGCACCTAACTTTGCTGAAACTTATGCGGCTCAGCTAACAGCTAAACACGGGAAGCTGCTAGAGGAAATGCGGGGATTTGGTTATGAACAGGATGAACTTCAGGATTTTGAACTCAAGCTAACAACGCTTCGTACCAACCAGCTTGGCAATGCACTTAAATATCAAAATGAAGCTGAACGAGTTCAAGCCGGTGTTGATTTAGACAAACGGGCAGACTCTTACTCCCAGTACCATTTAGCTAACCCTAGTGCGACTAATAGTATTAAGGAAGCCTGGGACGAAGATGTAAACCTGCGTCCTCACCTAGATGCAACTGAAAGGGAAGCATTTCGGGAAAGGGGCTGGAATAAGATTAGGACGGTTGGGGCTGAGGCGCTAACTGCGTCTGATCCCGCGTTGGTGGCTAAGGCACTTGATCCGCAAGGGATTTATGCGAAGCAGCTGGGTGAGCCTGGTGGGGTTGCCCTTGTCACTCCAACTAGTTCCACTGTCGCGCCCGCTTTAACTGTTCAGGGCCTGCGTGAGCATGTTGTAGCACAAGAGTCTAGCGGAAATTATAAAGCAAAGAACAAGGAAACTGGGGCGCTTGGACGTTACCAGGTGATGCCGCAGACAGGAAAGGTATTAGCTGGTAGAGCCGGCTTGCCTTGGCGTCCAGAACTTATGACCAAAGATACCCCTGAAGCTATAGCTTATCAGGATAAGATTGGCGACGCAGCTATTCAAGACTCTATAAATGCTGGTAAAGGTGATCCAGCTGCGATCTTCTCCCACTACTACAGCGGTTCTGCTTCGGCATATAAAAATCCTAGGGGCAACCCTAAGACTGCGAAGTATGTCGAGGACATGCTGAAGCGGGTAACTCCTGCTAATGCACCTGCGGTAGAGGTTAACCTCAGCACCACCTACGCACAGCCCTCGCAGTTTGACACAGCGTTTGCTGGCGGGGTGCCAGAAGAAGTTGCTGTTGCGCCTAGCGAACCCATGCAGCATAAAACCGGCATACCCGCTCTGGATGTTCTTACCGGCGGTGAACAATTGGCTCTGTTGCAAAGAGCTTACAGTGTTAAGCGGGAGGATTTAACCGAAGCACGAGCTAAGGCTCGAGTTGAACACGAGAACCGTAATGCTGCTTACGCACAAGGGAAAGACCCAGGGCCTAATCCTTATTCAGATGAAGAGGGTGAAAAGCTTTTTGGTGCAACCGGCTGGCAACAGATGAAAGGGGAACAGGCGGCTAATAAAGCTGGCGGTGAGTTCATGGTGGGTATGACTACTGTAAATGAAGCCACGCTAAACCAGCGAGTTGACGCACTTAAACCTGTAATGGGTTCTCCCACCTATGCTATTGATATTCAAAAGTGGCAAGCTGCTCGGAAAGCTGCCGATGCTAATTTAGAGCTTCGTGATCGTGATCCAGCCGCTTACGTCTTTGGGGTTTTCCCTCGCGTAAGAACTCAACTTGCTAACGCCGATACGCCTGAGAAAAGGAAAGCGGCTTATCGCGCTATTGATGCTGCCTACGACCAGCTTGGCACCCCTGAAAATAAAAGGCATTATGCAACTCTCGAAGGGTTAAAAACTATTGCCAATAAGTATGCAACGGCTGCACCTGAACAGAAACTAGCTATGTTGGAAGGTTATCTTAGTGAAATGGGCGCTAGAGCTGGGCGGACTTTAGGCGCAGCTGGGCATGGGGAAGAGGTTAACAAGGATTATTCATTGTATTCTATCTTGCGTCCTTTACCTGGGTACAAACAAACTATGGAACGGGTTTTGGCTGGTAGGGATATTATAAACAAAGACCCTGCACGTAAACCTAATCCAAAAGCTATGAGTCAGGCTTATATTACGGAAGTGGCTTCCGCGGTTAATAATCTTGGTGGCGACTATTCCCGCTTGCTAAATGAAACCGCCGCTGCTCTTTATGTTAAAGATGGTGGGCTGGTTGAAGATGGTGTGGTAGATGAGGATAAATATAGGGCGGCACTGCGTGAGGCGCTCGGTGGGAAGGCCAACGATGAGGATACTGGTATTGTAGATTTTGGGCATGGCAAGGCCCAAGACTGGACCATCCTCCCCATCGGAGTTAACCGCACTCAGTTTGAAAATTGGACAGATCGGCTTGGGATGGCCCTTGGTGTGGGGGAACTCACTCGTTTGTCTGTGGATGGAAGCCAGCCGGTGGATGGAACTGGGCGACCTATCTCTTCACAAGGACTTGTAGATAACGGAGTGTTCGTACAAGTTGCGCCAGGCTATTATGGTATTAAGAGTGCGCTTGACGGGAAGCCCGTAATTAGTTCTAAAAATGGCAAGCCGTTTATGTTCCGGTTAGATAAAGCTCGAATGGGGCTACGCTAATGGGGTATCTTGACACTGACCACGTAATCACTACGCCTGGTACGGTGGGACTAGACCAGCCCACACTTTGGCAATCCCTTACCCAGGGATATGAACAGCAGTACCGGGTGGACTCGCCGTATTCACTTGAAGCGGAGATAAAGAACCGTTGGCAGAGGTCAATAGATACTTACGCAAGTATTACAGGAGAAGCGCCAAACTTGCGTATGGACCTGTCTGCCTTTAATACTTATGCTCGTACAGCAAAGGGGGAAGACCCCAGCATTTTTCAACAGAGTGTTGAATTTGGCGGGCAGTCTGTATCACCAGAATTAAAGCAGGATATTGCTAACTTCCAAAAAGTCAATGCAGCGATGAAAGCGCTGGGCAGGCCTGACATACAATCGTTTGAAGAAGTTCTTGCGGAGACTATGAAGGCACAAGCGGCTGTAGAACAAACTACTGCAGACGTCAGTGAACGTGGGGGGATAACTAACAGCATCGCACAATTCATTGGTGGTGTGGCTGGTTCTTTTTCTGAACGTGATCCAGTGTCTTTAGGTACTTTAGGACTTGGAGGCTTCGGCCGTACCATTGGTATGAAAGTTATTTCAGAGGGCCTGGTTCAAGGTAGTGTAGCGGCGGTTCAAGAGTATGGTGCGGTTGAGCCTAACCGGGCCTTGGCGGGTTTACCAGAAGGTTCTCCAGTTCAAAACATCTTAATGGCGGCGGTGCTTGGGGCTGGTCTCCGTGGCGCAGCTGAAGGTGTTGGAGTTTTAACTAGTAAAGTTAAAGGACCAGAGATTGCCTTTGACTTTAATGATACACAACTGGCTACTATGTTTAAGGCTGCACCGGAAAGTCCTACAGCCAGGGCCGGCTTGCATATGCTGGAAGGACAGCAGGCGTTTGAAAAGATTAACCCGTATGGAACCAGCCCAGAAGGTGGTGTCCGTTTTATAGCAGAACTTGAAGATGTTCAGCGAGTGTTGCGAGGTCAAACTGATACAGCTATTGCCCGCGTTCTTCCTCCTATCCCAATAGACGTACAATTGCTGGATGCTGACATAGTTCTTGTTCGGGGTGAAGCCCCTGACGTTCATACTAATTTTGTCGAGGCGGAAACTAGACTACAAGAAATTGATACAAGGTTGGCCGAAGTAGAAAATGTAACTGGCCAACTTGGTTTGTCGGATGCTGTAACGCGGCTAGACCCGGACAGTGGGAACCTGGTTAAAAGTCTTGAAGAAGATTTGAGGAACCCACAACTTACGGTTGAAAAAAGAGCGGCGCTGGAAACAAAGATTGGGCAAATTGTTGAAACGTTAGGCGAGAAAGCGCTGGTTAAAGAACTGGATGACGCGAGGATTGGGCCGAAGAAAGAACTACAGTCGCTGAGGAAAAGTAGAAAAGCGGCTGTAAAAGAATTTCGTGCCGCACGACTGGAAATGGAAGGGACGATTGCAAGGCTGCGGAATGAACAGCGAATTAAAGAGATGTCGGCACAAACACAGTCAGTACCTTTAGCCGGCTTTGCCGATGCCCCGTCTGTTTTACCTCTTCTCCGTCATGAGTCTATTGATGCAACGGTAGCAGAAACGGCTGTAACTGTAGAAGCTATACCAGACCGAGCTGTTGCGGTAGTTAAAACTGTAATCACCGAAGAGGGTCTTATAGACTTAGGTGAAGGAATGCTGGTAGTGCCTGATTTTCAAGTTGAGCTTACTATGGCTGACGGAACTACGCGAGTTATGTCTGTACAAAAAGCCATGGATGATATGGCTGAAGATATGGCCCTTGAAGAAGCTATGAAGGTATGTTCGCTATGAGTTTTAAGACTTGTATTCAAACCGCTGTAGACGCAGGAAAAATTAGTGCGAAGAAAGCGCAAGAAGGTTTTGACGCGTTTGACGAAGCTGTGGAAAATGCTAAGGCACAGGGGTTGGAACCAGACAAGGCAGAATTTTTTGCGGCCCAAAAAGCCACAGAGGAAATAACGCAACTGAAAGGAGCGAAGCGCTGGCAGCGTATTAATGAAATGCGTAAGACGCACGAAATTTACACGAGGTTGTCGAAGTCGATGAACCCCGTAGAAGATCTCCCACAGATTATGAAAGAAGTTGAGATAGCCCACTTGCGTGTTACAGGGCAAGCTCTGGCTAACCTCGACTCTATCATTATGAAGTATAAACCTAAAGCTGGGGGGTTTATTCATCCTGTTGATAATATGGATGAGGTAGTTTTAGCTGCACATGGTGATGTAAGGAATGTAGAAGCGGGGCAGATGGCGGAGGCTATTCAACAAACAGATGAATGGCTTCGCCAGCGCGGGAATATGGAGGGTGCCTCGGTTAGAGAAAACGTTAAGAGGAAGCTGCCACAAACACAGGATAGGATTAAGGTTAAAGCTGCGAAAGTTACTAAAGCAGCTAATGGTAGTGTGATACCTACGGAGTGGTTGAATGACCATTTAGAGCACCTGGATTTTGACTTGGTTGAATATGCGGGTAAAACTATTTCAGAAGCTGACCGTAATGAGGTGCTGACAAAAATCTATAACCGGATACTTACAAATGGAGAAAGTGATCTTAAGCCTGGCCAAAACACAGGGATGAATATGGCTAACCGGATGGCCCGAGAAAGGTTTTTCTATTATAAAGACGGGCAGAGCTGGCTCTATATGCAGAAGAAATACGGGGCTGGTAATATTATCCAACAAGCTTATGGGCACATAGACGCAACAGCACGAAATATTGCGTTGATGGAAAAGTTTGGACCTAACCCTAATACAATGAAAGAGTTTGCGAAACGAACAGCGGCTAACCGAGCAGCTGAGTTGCAAGTACAAAATCCAGCGTCTTCATGGACTACAGACATGGCTGCAGCTAATGATCTGTTTGAAGAAATGTGGAAAATTTATAATTTTCAGGTGTTAAATGGAGAAGAAAGCCTGGCGGTTCAAACCATCTCTGCCCTGCGCACTTATACAACTGGGACTAAGCTGGGCGGGGTATTTCTTTCGGCATTGCCTGGTGATATAGCAACAAGTAAATGGGCTGCTCAATTTCATAAGCTACCTCAGACGGGACATATCCGCGAATACTTTAAGGAGTTTATTGGCGGGAAACGTACTGCGCAACAAGCTATTCGGGATGGTGTGATTTATCAGTCTGGGGTTAATCTCATGCTAAGCCATGCCAGATATTTTGGTATTATGGATGGGCCGCACTGGGTTCGGAGATTTAGTGATATTGTGTATAGGACGGGGCTGGCTACGCACCATACCGCAACAGCCCGGCATATGAACGCGCAACATTTGCAGGGTGCTTGGGCCGATGATATAGGAAAAAAGTTTGATGAACTTTCTTATTCTACTTCGCTTACTCGAGCAGGTATAACAGAAAAAGACTGGGATATTTTTAGACAAACTCCTTTAACTAATCGAGATGGAGCAACGTTCCTGCGCCCTATGGATTTATATAGCAGTAAGAAAACAAGTGATAAGCGGGTGGCGGATAAGTTTTTAGATTTTATGCAGATGTATATTAGGGATGCTGTACCAGAGCCTGATATTCGTGTACAGGCTACGATGGGTACAGGTGTTACGGCTCGATCTGTACGAGGTCAGATCGTTCGGTCTGCAACCCAGCTTGCGTCTTTCCCAGCTACCCTTATGCTTAACCATTGGAAAAAGATTTGGACAGCACCGACACCAAAAGATAAAATGTGGCTGGCTACTACTTTCTTTATTGAAATGACTGTAGCTGGTGCATTTATCACACAAGCTAAAGCTATTGCGCAAGGGCAAAATCCTCATAACATGGACCCTACAGAAAACCCTGAGTTTTGGGGTAGGGCTATGCTTAACGGAGGTAGCATGGGGCTACTGGGGGATTTCATTTTTAACAATGTGAGCGTAGCTAATAGCCAGTATTTTAACGGTGACACCCCAATGGGGCAGTGGGCTTCGTCGATGAAAAAGCTAACACTGGATAATGTTGTAGATGCGGTGAAAGGTAAGAAAGATCTGAACATGGACAAGGATGCTGTGGTTGCGCTTAATGCCAGCATCCCTAAACTTTGGTTTATGAGACTCTTGCTTGACCGTTCCATTATGGATGAGCTGCTTAAAGACGCTGATCCAGCAGCTTGGAGAAGTAAGGAGCGTTTTGCCAAGCAACATGAGGAAGGGCGCTGGTGGAAACCGGGGCAAGATCCTAACTTGCCAGATTTTAGTCATGTGCTTGGTGATGAGTGAAGTTGACTTTATCTAAGCCTTATGATATGGTAAGCGGATAAAGCGGTGCAGGTAGGTATGGCCTTACACTTAATGGGTACGGCCATACCAAGCTCAAGGAACTAAGATGACGGTAGCAACAACCACAAGAGAAGTGGTTTACCTCGGCAACGGTGCAACTACTGAGTTTGCTTTTACCTTCACGGTACTCGCAGACGCAGACCTCATTGTGGAAAAGAGGGTAGCTGCGACTGATGTAGTTGACACAACCTATGTGCTCGACACGGACTACACTGTTGATACAGACTACCCTGATGCTGGCGGCTCTGTCACCTTGCTCGTAGCCGCACCTTCCTCCACCTATGAGATCGTCATTCGGCGTGAGGTAGAATACACACAAGAAGTTGACATTATAAACCAGGGCGGGTTCTTCCCTATAGTTATTCAGCAGCAGCTGGATAAACAGGTTATGATGATCCAGCAGGTTGCCGAATTAAATGAAGGCGCGCTGCTAGATGAAAACAATTTGTCCGATTTAGAAGATGCGGAAGAGGCTAGAGACAACCTCGGCCTCGGTACGCTGGCTACACAGGATGGTACATTCTCTGGTACATCCTCTGGCACTAACACAGGGGACCAAACCAGTATCGTAGGGATTACTGGGACTAAAACGCAATTTGACGCAGCGGTTACGGACGGGAATATCCTCTACGTTGGTGATATAACCCAGTACACGGATGAGTTAACTCAAGACGTTATTGGCGCGATGGTTGTTGCTGCCGGCGGAACTTACGATGACACGGCAGGTACAATAGCTTTTCCATCCTCTGGTGAAGTCGGGGGTGGCGAAACTGTAATACCTAACGGCATCGCCTCGGGTGGTATTGTCGCGTGGGAAAGCGGCCTCACCTTCCGTATCTCGGCAGCGACCTATTACATCGCCGGCACACTCTATTCCTCAGCCGAACAGACCCACACACTTTCAGCTGCAGATGGTTCAAACCCTCGCATTGATGTGCTATATCTTGACACGGCGGGAGACTTTGGGGGGATCACAGGAACTGCTGCGGCCGATCCATCTGAGCCTGACGTTGATCCATCATTGCAGCTCAAGCGCACCTTTGTCTTGGTAGGAGCTGCTTTAACCGCACCAGCGGGCGTCTCGAACGAAAATATCTATCTTGAAAACACCGAATGGACCGGCTCGACCTCGGGCGCGGGCTGGACACTTGGCTCGACCACTGATCCACAGGCCGGCACAACCCATATCCAGGCAGCGGCGGTAGCAGCTAATGGCTATGTCTCGCTTGACCATGGGGCAGCTATTACTTTAACTGACTACGATGTAGTACACTTGCATATTAAACCTACTGTAGCTTTTCCAACAAGCCGCGTACTGCGTGTGCAATGGTACAATAATGGAGTTGCACTAGGCTCTCCTATAACCGTTGCTTCTGGCTATTGGGGTTTTAATGGGAGCACTCTTTCTTATCAGTTTGTTGCAATCCCAATGGCCAATTTTGTGCTGGCGGCAGGAACATCTGGAGATCAGCTTCGTGTTACCGTAGTGGGAGGGGCACTGTCATTTCGCATCGATAATATCCGACTGCAAACACAGGGCGCTTCTATTCCACCAACTGCTACTGGTGGTATCAGTCAGGCCGATGCTGATGCTCGATATGCCCAGTTGTCTGGTGCAACTTTTATTGGTGATGTTCTTGTACCTGACGAAGTATATGGGGCTGGTTGGAACGCCTCATTAGAAGTGCCAACTAAGAACGCTGTATATGATAAGATTGAAGCAGTGGTTGCTGGGGTGCCTGGCGCTTACACCGACGAACAGGCACAGGACGCTATCGGTGCGATGGTTGATGCCTCGCTGACCTACGTGGACGGCACCCCCCTGTTGCAGCGCGCGGCCCTCACCGGCGACGTTACAGCGGCGGCGGGATCGAACGCCACTACACTTGCCGTGTCCGGTGCATCGGCGGGGAGCTATACTAATTCTAACGTCACGGTGGACGCCAAGGGGCGCGTTACCTCCATTTCCAGCGGCACGGGCACAGTCGGCGGCACATTCCAAGGTTGCATCTTGCGTATGTCAGCGGACACGACGACCCTCAATTCGTCTGGTCCTGCGGGCGGTGTCATCCTCCCATTCAACACCGAGGACCTTGACACCAGCAGCTTCCACGGACTCGCCGCGACCGTGACCGTAACCATCGCCACGCCAGGCGTTGTAACCTGGACCGGGCATAACTTTCTGGCCGGTTCGCCTATTGTCTTGACCACCACCGGAGCGCTGCCGACTGGCCTAGTTGCAGGCACCACTTATTATGTTATCAACCCCGCCGCCAACACCTTCCAGCTCGCCGCGACAACCGGCGGTGCGGCGATCAACACGACAGGCTCGCAGTCGGGGACGCACACCGCGACCAACTATTCGCGCATCATTATCCCCGCTGGCATAAGTTGGATCAGCCTGAGCTACGGCATCCAATTGTCGCTGTTCGCGGGTGCCGTCAACTGGTTCGGGGTACAGAAAAACGGCGCGTTCTTCCTGCAATCTTTTGGCCACAGTTACGCCTCGGGGGCTATGACCACTGCTCCAGTCATGTCCGGCGCTTCGGCTCCCGTCAACGTCGCGCTGGCGGATTATCTGGAACTCAACCTTTCGACCAGCGACACCAGCCACAGCGTCCTGGCCGCGCAAACCTACTTCGCCATTCATGTGCTGGGCTAATAATAAACGGGGTGAGTTAAGAAACGGATCACAATTTTATGACAGTTTCTCAGGAAGATTTGTTACAAGGTTATCAAGACCTCAAGCAACAAGTTTCAAGCAGGCAACAACAGCTCGATAGTATCCTTACGGGACAAAAGGAGATACAGGAACGAGTGGAACAGGGGACAAGAGTAAGTCACGCTAATGAGATTGCATTAGCTCGGATCGAAGAACAGATCAAGGTTATGTTTGAAGCACGGACAGGTTCGCTAGATCGTCTCAACGCAATGGAGATAAGAGTTGTTGCGTTGGAACTGCAACTGCGTGAACAGCGTGGGCGAGACGGAGTGATCGGGGCGATCCTTCGCAGTCCTATGTTCATGGCAGTAGCTGGTGCAATCGGCGGGGCCTGGTTCGTGCTTAAATCAGGCTTTGCTCCATAGGGAATAGTTATGGAACTTGTAGAAGAATGGCCTACCGTACTGCGGCGGGCAATCACAATACGCCTAGCAGCAGCGCTTACATTTCTCATCGGTGCGTTCGGGCAGGCTTATCTAGCCGTGTTCGCTTTCCTCGCTTTCATGCCCTATCCAATCCAGGTTGGGGTGGGTGGCCTCATGGTATTTATCGTGGTGGGGTGCCCAATCATTTTGGCGCGGCTGGTTCAGCAGCCAAAGATGCAGGCGAAGGTGGAAAAGAAGATAGAGGAAAAAGCTGATGCCATTGCCTAGCAACCAGCCTAAACTTAACTTCGTTGGTAAGCATCCAGGCTCTACTATTGGCCTGGCCATCGCAGCTACTATCGCTGTTACCATCCCCCTCACCCAGCGGTGGGAAGGATATGTAGGTAAGACGTACCTGGACCCAGCGAATATCCCTACCCAGTGTTATGGGGAAACTAAGGACATTGATCCCTCGGTTATCTATTCCAAGGATCAGTGCGCAACTAAGTTGCGGAAGCGGCTGGCGGCGGACTACGCACCAGTGCTGGCAAAGTGTATGCCTGTGATGGTAGGGCCGGACTGGGAAAAGTACACGCAGGTATATGCTGCGTTGCTCGATGCAAGCTATAACGCAGGACCGGAACGGGTCTGTGTAAGGTTTGCACCAGTGGTTAATGTAGGTGAGATAAAAGCAGTTTGCGATGCATTGCCAGGCTGGTTTATTACAGCACGGGATCGCAAGACTGGTGTGCGGAAGGTGTACAAGGGCTTGATTAATCGGCGCAATCATGAGCGCCAAGTTTGTTTAAAAGGACTATAACATGCTTGTAAACATCTTCCTCATCATCGCGCTGGTTTGCTTTATTCTAGCAGCCATCGGCGTTCCTACCCGCGCAAATCTTGTCGCAGTTGGCCTGGCTTTTTGGGTAGCCACGTTGCTTACGCCGGGAATTATCTCATGAACAGGATCGACGCACTGAAATACTGGATGGTGTTTAGGAGTGCCGTGACTGGGCAGTTCGTTACCCGCACCTATGCGTTCCTGCACCCAGCCGAGACCGTTAGCGAAAGGCGTCAGAAATGAATTTACTTATCGGCGGTGGTATCGCAGCAGCTGTAGCTTTAGCCGGAACCGCCGCCTGGGGTACGAGCTGGAAGAGTGAAGCCAGGGACTGGGAGGGGAAGTACACGAAGCTGGATAAAGAAGCTGGGATTGTAGTCATTGCGCTGAAAGAGGCTAGCGATAACCAAGATGTGAAATGGGATACAGCGGCCGGCCAGATCCGAGTGCTGGGGAGTAGCATCCGTTCCTTGCGAGTTACTATTCAAGACCAGAATGCTGGGATTGAGAGTATGGCTCAAGAGGCGCAAAGACTGCGTGGGAAAGCGGCGGAGCTAAAGGAAGTTGCAGATCGGGCGAGGGCTCAGCGGGCATCTGCTCTGCGTCGGCTTGGGGACTTAGCTGTTACGCCGGGAGTTAAGAAAGACTGCGAAGCCTTGGTTAAGGACGCAGAAGAAGCATTGGATATTGCAATCGCGGAGGGGGTATGATGATTAGGATCATGATTAGTTGTCTGGCTACGGTTGGGCTGCTTGCATCGCTCATGCTTGTTACAGGCTGCAGCAGGGTGGTTGTTCAGGACCGGATAGTGAGGGTGTCGGTGCCGGTAGCCCAGCCTTGCGTTGGGCAGCGGCCAGAGGCGGTGGTTGCGCTTCGGGACCAGTTCACGCCGATCCAGCTCAAGGGCCTAAGCATGTCACAGAAGGCCGCGCTGGTAAGTAAAAATGGGCTGGTAAGAAAAGGTTATGGTGAACAGCTGTACGCTGCTACGGCCGCTTGTCCGTGAATAAGAAACCGCCTACAACTGGCGCGACCAGTCCCGGTGCTATGGCTAGCAAGGGTCTTACCAACACCCAGCTCCGCACCAACCCGTTGCCTATAGAAGAGGATGATGATTTACGCCTTATCCTTGTTGAGCTTCGCGTGATCTCTACTTTGTTACAGATTGGGCTAGGCATCACTGACGAAGTAGAAGATATCCGTAACAGCTTACTTTAAGGAATTTAAAATGCCCTCAATTCAAATGAATGTTGGTGTACAGAACCAGGCCGATGGCGCACAGATGGTGCAGGCTAGGGGTGGTCGGCAAGGTGAGCTTATTACTTCGCAGCTGCATGGCCAGTACTATGAACAGACTATGCGGGGGAACCTGTTTAGCAATGGGCCTGTGGCCTTGACTGCCCTCTCGGCTAATACAATTTCATTGACTGCTACGACCACACCAATCCTTGGGGTTTACAATCCGTTGGGCAGCGGGGTTAATGCTGTGATCCTCCGGGCAGCTTTGGCTGCTGGGATTAACAATGCCGGAGCAACAGGACCTGGTATTTTTGTCTGGGCCAGTTCTACTGGAAACAATGCGCTTACTACGGGTTCAACGCCTGTACCTAGGCTTCTTGGTGGTGCGGCCAGTAAGTGTAAAGGTGTAGCTGGAGTTGCACTTACCGGCCTAAGCAGCAACCTCGTTGTAGCGCATAGTGCAGAATTTCCTAGCCCTACCGTCATTACTACAGCTGCGGTTTCCACCGCAATTCAAACTCCCACAACGATGTATGTGGAAGAGATTAATGGCGCGTTTATCGTTCCGCCTGGCGGGATACTTGCGCTGCTTAACACTGTGTCTACTACAACTATCAGTGCACATGGCCAGCTGCTGTGGGAAGAAGTGCCGATCTAAGCCCGCCGCTTAGGTTCATACGCAGCACCGCCACTGTTAGCAAACTTCTTGGTCAGCAGCTTCGCACTACACATAACCAAGATGATACGCTCGACGTTATGTACCGGAACCCTCTCTTGCAGAAATGCATAGACCAGGTGTTCCGGTACTGGCTCGCTCTTCTTCATCCAATACTGGTATGAGTAGTGCCAGCATTCTTCGATCGCTCTAGCATCCCCGCCAACTTTGAGGGATTTGAAAATGTCGGGCATGAAGTTTTCCAACTCGACCAACCAATCAAGGGCTTCCGCGAAATGCTCAAGCGTGATGATTTGGTCGTCGGAGTCGGCGGCGGAAGCGATGATGCAGAGTTTGAGTACATGGGCGATCCGCCTGGCGCAATAGGAGACAAGCTTGGGGTGGTCGGGAGCAGGCGCTCCACCAGACTTCGCCCAAGCATTGATAGCTTCCTGCGCATCCTGGGATACCGTAAATTCACCGAATAGAGAATAGATGGCTTTAATATCGTGGGCCATCTCCTTCCATAGCGCATCGTCATGATGCAGCTGGGTGAATACATGTGTGTGCTTCATCTCGCCAGAGAAGACGAGTAGGACGCGAGACATAAAGCCCTGCTCCCACGCACCTTCGGGAAGGAGGTTTGTGAGGTGCGCCGGCGTAGTTGCACTGAACATGTTGAGCTGGGTGTTGGGTATCTCAATATTGATAGCCTTGGTGCGCCGGGTTTCAGCGTAGCGGCCGCAGTCCCACAGGTCAGTTAGGGTGGACATGAAGTCACCCTCCCATGAGGGAAGGAACACGCCAAACTCGTTGGGGATGATGGTGAGGGAATTGAATGATACGACAGGCGGGGTAGCCATAGGGCGGATGATGGAGCGCTCGGCTGCGTCCAGTGCGTCGATAAGGGAGGCCTTGGTTACAGAGGTGGGCGCAATGTGGAACACCCCACCGCTCCGCCTCACCGTGTCGATTAAGTCAAACACGACTCTGGTGCAGATGGACTTGCCGATCCCAGCGCCGCCAACCAAGATGATGTATTGGTTAGGGTAAAGGACGCCCTTGGCCGTGGTGATCCACGCCTTACGCTCAAGCACTGCTGATATGGCAAAGATTGCTGACCACTTTATGTAGAGGTCAGGCGAGCCTTTGTCTGCCATATAGCGGGTAAAGCCGTCAATAAAGTTACGAAGCTGGCGAGCCATTAAATGTCCGATAGTGAGAGTTGGAACGCGGTTTCTTCTCGCTTGCGATCGTCACCGCCTTTCCACTTCTTTAACCCGTCTGGATTATCAGAGCTGTGATAGCCCCAATTCCACCCCACAGCGCAATCGGTAGGAACACAAAAGCGACGATCCTTGGCCAATGTAATTTCCGTGGGGAGGGTTTCCATTGCCCAAGGGATGATCTCGTTTTCTTCTTCCTCTCTATATTGGAAGAGTATACTATCATGGACTTGGACCAGGAGCTGTACCCGATCGGCGCGCCAGAGTTTAAGTATTCCATTATTAATCTCATCTCCTGTCATGGATTGCGGATTGTTGGCCACGGCCTCACGGAGCGTGGACTTTTCAGTAGGGCGGCCGAAGATGAAACGCCTGCGGCCAAACGGTGTTTGGATAAAGCCCTGGTGCTTGACCTGCCACGCCACGTTCTCATGCCACGCAGGGATGCAAGGGAAGGCGGCGAAGTAATTGGCCTGGAACTCCTTGACCATGGCGACGGGAAGCTTTGAATGCTTCGCCATGGTAGGCGGCTCGCCCATGAAGTTGGAGCCGTGGCCAAGCTTTTTGGTTAGGTCTCGATGGGTGAGGTGGCGATAAGCGGGCTCATCCGCAACCTGGCGATCAGTCTTACCGTCTACTCCCCAGGGAAGGTTTGGGTTGGACATTTTCAGGACGTTGGTGTGGAGGTCACCACTTTCGCAGAAGTCGAGGTACTTACCGGCACTGGTTTCATCCCAATCTGGATGATCGATAAAAGTGTTCCAACAAATAGCACCGACATTGCGAGCGTCTGCCTGTTCCAAATCAAGATTAGCAAACTTGTAGCCTGGATCAGCAACGAAAACAGAACGAAGTGCTGCGTTAACATTTTGAAGATTACTCCCTGTGCCGAAGTCAGTCATTTCACTGGACCAGCGGCCGGTTACGGTTCCAGCTATGTTGAACGAAGTTCTGAACCGCCCGTCACTGTCAATCGGTGTTTCAAGGAACCCGACTGACTTACCCAAGTCACGAAGGAGCAGGAGATGGTTGATGATTGGCTCCGCGATGAAGTACATGGATAACTTCTCAAGTGCGTCTCGATCCGTTGAGGGTCCATAACTACCATCTGCCTTCCTTTTCTTCTGTACCGGCAAACCCATAACCCCATAGAGCAGGTCGTTGGTTTGTTTTGGGCTGCGCCAGTTAAAGTCTGCCACACCTACACCCTCGCGGACGAGGACCAAGAGTTGTTGCTCGAGTTGGTCTAGCTTCTGCCGCATCTGGGCGATGACCTTGCGTCGCCGGTTCTTGTTTACCAAGAGGCCGCGAAGGGACATTTCCAGCACCGGGGCCTGAAGCGCTTTGCTGAACTCGTAGGTTTCCAATGCGACAGGATCGCAGACGCTATGTAGCTCGTGGAAGATTTCCCTTGTTACGCAACAGTCCAGCCCGTTATAAACCCAGTGTGTTTCATCGTCATTAAGCTCGTCGAAGTTAAATTCCGCCGTGTTGATTATCTTCGCCACTCTCAAATCCCTCAATGTCAAAGTAAATCACAGGCTTGCCCAACTTCAGTGCATGGATTATTTCCTCTTGCACTCCGATGGATTTGTTCCAGCCGTCGAGTTGCAACACCCATAGCTCGTCCGCGAAGGATAGCATGTGGAGGTTGTAGGCTGACCAGAAAGCATAGTCACCGCGGAAGCCGTGCACCTTTGCAACAGGGTGGCAGTGGACGATGGGGGAGAAGGCATGGTGGCCTTGCTCGAATAGCATGGCCGTGGCTTCGAGGGTTTTTTCGTAGCGATACTCAATTTCGTGAGGGTCGGCGTGAGTGTAAGGCGAAGCTATATAGATCATTTCAGTCCCCTAAGAATTTGCGTACGCGCTGGAGTTGCTTCTTACTCATCACAAGTCTGTGCGCCAGTTCCTCATCCTCTATATCAGGATAGGCAGCGCGGAGGCGTTTAAATTGTTTCAAATCCTCTTCGACCGAATTGCGGAGGTGCGCGTTATGGATTTCAGCTTCTTCCAGCCTTGAGCGGGCCATCTTCTGTGGTAGTTGTTCAGTCATGTTTAAGCTTACCCTTTCGCATAAATTTCCAACTAGGACTGTCGGTGTACAAAGTAGCTAAGAAGCCTAATCCCTTTTCCATTTCTGGTTGCCAAGCGTGATGGAGTAGCATGGTGTCCTCTGCCGCTAGGGGCACTGGAATACCGTACTTCTGCCACAGAAACTTTATGTCGTACATTCCATTCTGGAATACCGAGGGCTTCATTGCGCACCAGCGGCGAACGTAGGTTAGGGCGATTAGCTCATCATCCCGCGTTCCCCAGTAGTTGTTGGCCTGGCCCTGAAACAAGGGGATTACAATGGCGCTGTCATCGCTAGGTGCGAAACCGATACAAGTAATCTGGTCGCCCTTGGTTTCAATGTCGATGCTGAGTAGCTCGGAATGTACAATGTGTTCATCCTCATAGCGTTGCAGATCACTGATTGTGGGGTATAGCCAGATGTTACGAACAGGTTTAATAATATCTCGATGGTCGCTTTCCCGCTTTGCCTTCGCGAGATCTGCAATGACGATAGGTCTGGAACTATAGTCGCGGCCGACCATTGCTGGGTGGTAGGTAGGTAAAACCTTTTGAGTGAAGCTGAGTCGTGTAGATACACGGGGCGAGGAAGGTGCAATTGCCCCTCGGTATTGTTTAATCCCACTGGTATCCAGTAAAGCCCAGGCCGCAGTGGCTCCCAACACAACCAATACATTGGGGCGCTCTCGGCGGATTTCGTCATAAAGGCGCTCTAAGTCCTTGGCGTAGATTGCACTGATGAACTGGCCGCGGGCTAAAGGCACCATGCCTGGGATCGCCTCGGCCTTGGTGCCGCAGAAGTTCTTTACGTCCCCGGCCTTAGGCCTGGTGCTGAACACGTTAGTGACGTAGCACTCGCGGCGAGCGATCCCGGCCTGGGAAAGCATTTGGTCGAGTAGCCAGCCGGTAGTGCCGGAGAAGGGTACCCCGGTTTCCTCGTCAGAGGATGAAGGCGCTTCGCCTACGAGCATTATGTCAACCACGGCGAAGGGCAACTAACAGCTTAAGCGCTTCAAGGTTCTCAACCAGCTGGTCGATGGGGAAGTTAAGCTCGGTGGAGGAATTAAAATCCTTGTTCACCTTCTTAACCTCATGTTCGATCTGTTGCCATAATCCTTTGCTTTCCATAAGGAAAATAAGTTCTGGTGAAGTGCCAAAGGCTTCGGCGTTGTTAGTGAAAAGCGCCGCACGAGTTGCGGATTTACGTCTTGTCATATCACCAACTCCAGTTTGCGACTGCGACTGCGTGGAACTCTTCGGATAGCTCGAGCCCAAGAATAGTTCCTGCACCGAGAGCGGCAGCAGTCCTAAGGGAATTTCCTGACCCGCAAGTAGGATCGAGTACGGTGGAGTATTCATCACAGAACATACTCATAAAGTGCGAAAGCACTGGGATAGGCTTTTCGCTGATGTGGATTGCCGAGTCGCGTGAGCCGGGGAAGGCGAAGGAGTTACTGCGACACCCGACCTGGGTTAACTTTCTGTCTCCGCGTGAACAAACCAGCGCGGTTTCATAGGTGCGCCGAGGCCAGCGCTGGGGGTCTGGTGCAATGCCGGTGTTATCACTCTTATGCCAGATGAGGGGGAAAGCATTTACTACCCAGCCCATACGCTCCAGCTGCTGCTTCGTTTCAGTGTAATAATCCATGCTGAACCAGAAGATCAGGTGGGCCGAGTCAGCCACCACGTTAGACATACTACGAGCAAGCCGATCGAGTAAGCTCCAATAAACATCTTCGCCGTCCTCATAGTGATCTGCGAGTGCAGCGTTTTGGCGGGGAGAATTTGCGACATTAATACCGTAAGGAAAGTCGCAGTGTAGAAGGTTAAACCGAGGGCCATCGTAGGACTCCTGCCACTGGTGGAAGTTGGCGCAAAGCAACGGGGCCGGTGCGACTACCTCTTCAAGTACATCAACCCCAGCCTCAACAATCACGTCGTGCAGGGTGATGCCGATATTCTCTAGCGCCGATGCCTTACGCCGTTCGGTGGAGCGGGCGACGAGGTTGAAAGCTGCGGCGAACTTATCTGCGCCAGCAACACGCTCGTTGCCCAGCTCCTTCGCCACGGCCAGCTTTCGCGCCACGGATTGCTGTGATAGCCCCATTGCATCGGCGGTTTTCTCTTGCGACCAGTCATCCTCGTTGGCGGAGCGCAGGGCGTGGAACTTCTCCAACGCCGCACATTCTTCCTGCCAAGTGAGGTCTTTACGCTTTACGTTCTCTTCGAACTCGATGCACTGGAGTTCGTACTCCGTAAGTTCTGTAGTGTACTGTATCGGGACGGAGGTCCAACCAAGCAAACGAATAGCAGTAAGGCGGCGTTCGCCAGCGACAAGAGTATTATCAGGGGTAAGAACAATAGGATTGATAAGGCCCAAACGAGCAATGCTTTCAGCCAACTCTTCAACATTGCCTAGGTCCTTACGCTGACGATCGGGGTTAATAAATATAGAGGTAGGGGAGAGGTGGTGGAACCTTCCGCTGGTCACAGTGACAATCCTTTTACAAATGATGTTATTGACGCAGTAGGCTTTTTAGCTTTGCGGGCTAAACCAGCGTAACGGAGAAGGCGCAAAACAGTGCGGCCTTCTTTTGTAAGGTGCATCTTATAAGTTGACTCTTGTGTTAAGAGTCCTCGTTCCATAAGAACGCGCAGTGACTCACGGTAGCGTTGATAGAACAACTCTAACATCACTGGGTCATCATCAGGAGCCGCTACAAAAGCAAGGGTTTTAATCTGTGGCTCACTTAACATTATTAAAAATGTTGCTTGTGTAGCCCAGGCCTTAAAGCTTTTATTCATTATAGTGACTCCACTAGGGATACGAGGACGGGGATTGTGGCGAGGGAGTATTTGGTTTTACCTAAGGCGCAACGGGCGAGGGCCTGGGACTCAGGGAAGGTGGCGGCCTCGGTAATGTCGCTGGTGTAGGTGGACTGGACGGATACCCAGCCCTGCATTTTAATGGAATAGAGGTAATACATGTTTGACTCCTTTGCTTAGTGTAGCATTTGGATTTCTGCATAGACCTACGAACGATCCGGTGTAACGAGAGCAACCTTCGTAATTACCAGCCAAATGCTACACTAAGGAAAGGGGCGGGCGGGAGTTGTTAGCCCCCGCCCTAACCTATTACTCGACCGGCGCAGTGCGGCCAATCTCAGCCTGGAAGTCACCTTCCGTACGGCTGTCTGGCTTCCAGCGGATGGTGCCGAGGAACTCGCCGTTGACCGACTTGTTCAGGGCCTGGCCAAAGGTATCGCCCGGTTCAGCACACTGCACGTGGTTCTCGAAGAACGTCCGCGCCCGGTACTCGGACTTGGCAAATTCCACCTCATCGCTCTTGTTGAACATGAAGCGTACCTGCATGAGGATCGAGGTGATCTCACCGGGATAGTCCTCCAGTTCCACATCGTCCAGGGCTTCCACTGCCCTGCAGTTGATGGAAAGAATATCCCATTCCCCGCTCTGCGAAGTGGTGGCCTCGGGCAGCTTGGTGATACGGAAGCGGTAGGTGCCGACGGGAGGGAGGGGCGGCTTTTCAACGTCTTCCATTTTCTTGCTGGCGATATCGGCAAAGTTAAGAGCCATGATTAGATTTCCTTCAATTGAGCAAAGATGGTTGCCAAACCCGTTTCTAGTGGTAGTTCTGCCTCGACCTTGGGGTTCGGCATTTTCAGGTCGATTACGCCGGTGGGGAGCGTCTTAATCTTACGGCGCACGTTGCGGCCGGAGCCTGAAGCCTCGGCCAGAACCATTGTGTTAAAGTACATGGGAATTTTAGGGCCAAGAGCCGTGCCAATAGAATTAACATAGCCCTTATTCACATTCTCTATTACCTCCTTATAGTTGATGTGAGAAGAAACGATTACGTTCTGCTTGAACTCGGGGCCGGTGAGCATGGCGAGGGTGTCTTCGACTGCCGCTTGGCTCTGGCCGTACCACTGGCGAGGGTCTTTGGCCGTAGGGTTCATGCCCCTAGCCCAAGCAAACGCAGCGCGGCCAAAGGAGCTAAGAGTGTCGAGGACTAGTACGCCCTTGGGGTCTTCGATCTCGGCCCACGTGGTTAGCTGATCGAGGGCGGAAGTGAAAGCCTTGGGAGTCCCCTTAATCATAGGACCTTGCTTGGTACTGCGGTACTCATCACGGAAGGTGGCGTACTCCACTTTAGATAGGTCTGCGCCGGCGAGCTTGGCGAACTGGACGAGGGAGTCTAGGCCGTTATCAAGGTCCAAAATACGCAGATTATAACCAGCTAGAAGCAATGAAACTAATGAACCAGTTTTACCTGTGCCAGAGTCTCCTATATAAATAATCTTCACATAGTCGGATGACTGGTGCTGGTCAAGTGTTGGCATGTAAAATTCCTACTGAAGTTAGCGCCGCTTGCATACAGTGGCAGCCGATGAAGTACGCAGCCTGCTTTCGGGTGGGGAAGGTTTCGGCTGTGTAGGTTACGTCCATCGGGTTGTGATACTCTTCGCTGGTGAGAAAGCGCTTGCGGTCGGTGGCGAGGTGAGCGGTTGGGCCGTCAACTATATCCCAGTGTTTGCGCTCAAGGGCGAAGGCTTCCCAAAGTTCTATGGAGATTGGTGCGAGTTCCATTTTATCTTTCCTTAAGTGGATTCCACTGAACCCCTTGTGTAAATTCACCAGCGAGGAAGTTCGGGCGGACCGAGGGGCTACGGGCACAAATGAACCGGAACTCGCAGCCGCCGTAGTTGCCACATGAACTTGGGTTCATAGGGAAGTAGTTATTGTGTACCGCAGTACGACCTAGCTCTATAGTATGCATCGCGTTGTCATACCACTCGGCCAGCTGCCCGTCATCGCGGAAGGTAAAGCCGCGTTCAAACCTGGTAAACCCTACCGCGATCTGCGCCCCATCAATCATCACGCCCTTGACGGGCAGGTTGAAAATGGCTTTGCCGGCGAAGGTGTAGAGGCTCATTTGGGTATCGGGATTAAAGCCCTCGAAAAAACGAGCTGAGATTGTAGAGCCGGTGGTCTTTTGGTCTTGGACGTAGAGCTTGCCGCTGTAATCAACCAGCCTATCAAGATGACCACACAAGATAATATCATCATCGACAGGGAGTTTGAAGGAATGCTCGACAGCCGCGCTGCCATCGGATAGAATAACTGTTGCACAGGGATCATCCTTGAACTGGTCTAAGTACCAGACAATAGTGCGGATAAGGTTCTCGCGGGTTTTGGTGTTGTGGTCGCTGGCCCAGGCTTGCCCAGTTTCAGGGATGGGATCACCGTGTTCATCTGTTTCATGCTCCCATGTGGCCAGCAGCGCATCGTGCACTACGTCGCATACTGCGTGTTCATAGTCAACCCCGGCTGCGATAGCCTTGTGGAAATCCTCGAGCGCGGTTGCGTACCAGCCACCAAAGAGCAAGTGCACGGACTTCCGCGCTGGTTGCCAGCGGTCGATCATCTTGTACTGGTATTTGCGTAGGCAGGTTTCTGCCAACTTAATGCTTGTGGAATCCCATGCATACTGGGCTCCCGAGTCGTCAAAAGGATCAGGCATTGTGTTCCTCCATTTAGAACAGGTTAGATGCTAATGGTGATGCTGCCGGCGAGGTCCGACAGGGCCTTCTGCTTCACGGTCTTGGGCTTGGTGCTCCCAGCCTTCATATTCCCGGCGTTGAAAGCGTGGCGGGACTTGCGCATCTCGGTCACTATCGTGGACAAATCCTCTTGTGTCAATGACAGAGGATCACGAGCAAACAGGGTAGCTAAATCGGTCATAGCTTTGACTCCGGCAGATTAGTGATCGGGGTGGCCCCGGCGCTTTCGCACTGCTCAATGAACTTACGGATCACGGAGCGGATGATAGGGCCAGCGCCGTGGTCGGGGTAGAGTAACTGTAGCCGCTCATAATCCCCAGCGAACAAGTTTAAAGTGTGCTTTTGTAGTTCGTCATTCATGATCTGGTTTCCTTAAAATCCAAAGATCTCCATTATTTAGCGGGGAAATTACGAACGATAGTGGGGCAAACTCAGGGTCTCGTTTCCGCACCGGGTATAGCTTTTGGCGCAGGAACTCCGGGTCAGGGGTGGCTACAATGATGCCGCAGGGAGAGCGTAGGGCTTCGTAGAGAAGCTCTAGCAGGGTTAGGTCGGTCAATGGCCGTCCTGTTCGCTGCGGTTATAGTTGCGGTCATCCCACTGTACCAGCAGCACGTGGTACTTGCCATCGCGGTCAACGATCTTGGCTGTTACTTCGCCGCCATTCTGCAGCCATTCGCTGACTTGATAGTTATTAGCTTTGGCGATGAAGCCGATGTGCTCATCCTCGCTATAGACCGCAACAGCCATTGGGTCATAGGCGTTCTCGGGGTCGGCGCGAAGCTCAACTTCGTCCCCGATGGTCAGAGCGTTGGCAATGGTGCGGGCCTCAGAGGGCCGGAAGTGAGTGCCAACGAGATTGGAAAAGATTTCCATTTACTTAACTCCTTGGTGGGAGGAAATGGGCCAGGGGAAAATGGAGGTAAACCCCTGGCCCACCAAGACA